CGCAGTTAATCCAATTACATTCATCACTGGAGCAGGATTGGTTGCATTTGGTCAGAAAACAAGACAACTAGCAGCAAGTTCTTTAGATAGAATCAACGTAGCAAGACTTGTTATCTACCTACGTAGTCAGTTAAATCAACTTGCCAAACCGTATTTGTTTGAACCAAATGATAAAATTACACGTGACGAAATCAAACAAGCTGCAGAGAGTTTAATGCTTGAGCTTGTAGGACAAAGAGCATTATATGACTTCTTAGTTGTGTGTGATGAGTCAAACAATACTCCAGCTAGAATAGATAGAAATGAACTATACTTAGACATTGCTATCGAACCTGTCAAAGCAGTTGAATTTATTTACATTCCGCTTAGACTGAAAAATACTGGAGAAATAGCAGGACTGTAAGTTTGATAAATACTTATAGATTAGGAGCAAATTAAATGGCAATATCAACACTATCAAAAATTACAGTGCCTTTGGCAAGCGGAGATTCTGCAAGTAACCAAGGCCTGTTGATGCCCAAATTACAATATCGTTTTAGGGTATCATTAGAAAACTTCGGAACTTCAACTCCGACAACAGAATTAACCAAGCAAGTTGTTGATGTAACTCGTCCAAATGTATCATTTGAACAAATGACACTAGACATTTACAACAGTAAAGTGTTCCTGGCAGGTAAACATACTTGGGAACCAATTACACTAAACTTGCGTGAAGATGTTAACAACAATGTACAAAAACTTGTTGGTGAACAACTTCAGAAACAGTTTGATTTCTTTGAACAATCAAGCGCAGCATCAGGACTTGACTACAAGTTTACAACTAGAATAGAAATTCTAGACGGTGGTAACGGTGCTAACACACCTAATGTACTTGAAACATTTGAATTATACGGCTGTTATTGTGAAAGTGCAAACTACAATACACTTGCATATGCAACTTCAGATGCTGTAACAGTTACACTTGCTATACGTTATGATAATGCAGTCCAATCACCACAAGGCACAGGTATTGGTACAGCAGTAGGACGTACAGTAAACACTCTAGTAACTGGCGGCGGCGCTTAATACTAAAAAAGTTCCTAATCTTTGAAGGGGTACTGATTTTTATCAGTATCCCTTTTTCATTATATACGCACTTATTTAAATAAGATAAATATTAGTATGGGAAAGTTCACAGGTTTTTTAGATAATTTAGCAAGTGGTGCTCTAAGTCCAAAAGGCAATCTTGGAGACTTTAGGCATGCAAGCAGAACATTTGTAGATGATGCATTTAGACTTGCTCCTAAATCAAAATTTCTATATCATGTATTCTTTCAGTTTAATCCTATAGCGTTTGACAACATTAAGGAACTTGGAGAAAAGCACAAAACAGAAATAGGGCTTTTGGTGAAAAGAGCCGATTTACCAAAGTTTTCAGCAACTGTTGATACTAAGAAAAAATACAATAGAGTTAAACATGTGCAAACAAGTGTAACTTACGATCCGATTAATATTACGTTTCATGATGATAATTTTGGGGTAACAACAGCAATATTAGAAGCCTACTATAGATATTATTTTGCAGATGGTAATTACGGAAAATATCCAGCAGCATATAATAAAACCTATACAGGACAAGCAGGCGGAGTTCCAACAGGTTATGGTATGGGCAAGGTTGATCCTGGGTTAGCGAGAGCGGCAAAAAGCAGTCCTCAACCCGGAGATAACACATATTTAGGTACTTTATATAATAAGTATGCCTATGGTTTAGATAACGACGTAACAGTGCCATTTATAAACAATATACAAATAAGTCAATTATCTAGAAAAACTTATACAACCTACACGTTAGTGAATCCTATTATTACAAACTGGTCACATGATAGTGTTGATGCTAGTGACGGCTCGGGTATGATGGAAAACAATATTTCTGTTTCTTATGAAGCAGTGTGGTATGATAGAGGATCAATCGAAGCAGGAGCTAATGGAAACCCAACCGGGTTTGGAGATCCATCACACTACGACACAACTCCAAGTCCTGCAAGTTTATTAGGAGGCGGACAATTAGGCTTAGGCGGCATCTTTGGCGCCGGTGTAGATTTATATGATTATATCACAAAAGGTGGTGGAAAGTTTAGTAATCCATTTGAAGCAGGATTAGCAGCTGCTCAACTAATAGGAAATGTCAGAGGATTGAGTTCAGAAGGACTAAGAGAAGAAGGATTTAGCCTATTAAAAGGAGCAATAGGTGCAGCTGCAGGAACAGATGTTAGTGGTGTAAGTAATACAGTATTTCCTAAAAATGGTGGAAACGGTGGAGGTAAGGATCTAGTGCTCGGTGCAGCCGCAATAGCAGGTCTATCAGCTCTTAGCCAAGTAAGTAGTAATAGTAGTTCGGCACAGATTGAAAGTGCAGCAAAAGCTGTCCACAGAAAGCAGTTTCAAAATGGTGGAGGTGCTGGCGGAATAAATGAAAGCAATGCTGCTTATGATGCTTTGCCGGAAACAGCTAAACAGCAAATTAGAAATCAAGTAACAGGAACTTAAAATGAGTGATTTACCAAGTCAAACACAAAAGTCAGATCAAAAAGTTGTAGAATTTTTTGACACGTATTTTGATAAAAAATTAAGTTTTCCTAGTAATCAAGTAGATGCTGTTATAGGTTTTTTTACTAAAAGAGGCTTTGACACAGAAGCCGCCATAAGTGTAAGTACAACATTATTACAACAAGCAAAAATAGATAATGTAAATGTTTTTCGATTACTTGATACACTAAAAGGTTTGAATAGTGTTCAACTTAGTAGTATAGTGGCAGAAGTATTAAACTATAATAGATCAAAGACAAGCACATTAGGATTCAAAGTAACAGAGACGGTAGACAAATTAGAAAAACGTAACATAGTGGTATAGTGCTATGGCTAGATTTGCGCAAGGTAAATTTAATTTAAAAAATCCTCAAAAATATGTAGGAAGGAAAACCCCAACTTATAGATCAAGTTGGGAATTTGCATTTATGAGATTTTGTGACGAACATCCTAATGTAGCACAATGGGCTAGTGAAGCAATACGTATTCCTTATAAAAATCCTTTCACAGGAAAACATACTATCTATGTGCCGGACTTTTTTGTAGCATATGTAGATAAAAATGCAAAACAACGTGTTGAATTAATAGAAGTAAAGCCTGCTAATCAAACATACAGAGATAAACTTGGAAAAAGTAGAGCTAATCAAGCAAGTTATATACTAAATCAAGCCAAATGGTCAGCCGCCAATGCTTACTGCAAGCAACAAGGAATGTTTTTTCGTGTCGTAAACGAAACAGATATTTTCCACCAAGGCTCAAGATAACATAAATACTAGCAGTTAACGGTGAACAAATGACAAAAAAACTTGAAGAATTACTCAACATGCCGGACTCTAAAGAAATAATAGAAGAGTCGCGAAATGCAGATAAAGCTCAACAGGCAGTTGTTGAACAACAAGAAACCGCCCGCAGTATACATGAGCTGGATAAAATCACTGCTGCTCTACCCCAAGTTAAAGGCTTAGGTGAATTAGCTGACAATGAATTAAATGAAGTTTCTAGTAAGTCTATGCAGGCGTACGAAGATCTCATGGATTTAGGTATGAATGTAGAAAGTCGTTATTCAGGACGTATATTTGAAGTTGCTGGTAACATGCTAAAGACTAATTTAGATGCAAAAGTTGCAAAATTAGACAAAAAACTTAAGATGGTTGAATTACAACTGAAAAAAGAAAAGCAAGACAAAGACGGATCAGTAGATGGTGATGTGGTACAAGGAGAAGGCTATGTTGTTACTGACCGTAATAGTTTGCTAGAAAAACTTAAGAATATGGATAAATAACATATAATAGGATCAAGTGATATGAGAAAATTTGTAGAATATTTAACAGAAGCTCAAAAGACTTATAAATTTAAAGTCAGAGTAGCTGGAGACCTTCCAGAAGGGTTTGCTGATCGTTTAGAGTCGGCATTAACAAAGTATGATATTGTTTCAATAAGTGCTGGTAAAAAAACGCCAATTTCAGAAAAACCTTTGGATTTCCCGCAACTACAAAACATGGAAGTAACACATTATGACATTGAAGTAAACTATCCTGCTACAGCATTTGTGCTGGAACAATATTTAAGTGTAGAAACAGGAGTTGGACACAGCCATATTATTGTGCGCGGCGAAGGAGATCCTATAGAACGTTACCAAGAACCTACAGATAAAACACCATATGAATCAATATTAAATACTGAGGATATGGGAGGTGAATCAGCTCAAAGTGAAGTAGGTGAAAATAGAGTAATGGATTTATTAAAAGAATTAGAAGTAGCTCGCAAAGAAAGAGCTATTGATCCTGTAGAAGGTGTTAAGCCAGGGGAAAGCAAAGACATCAGTAACGAACAACAAACAAAAAGCCCGATAGGAAGTTAATTATGGATATTCGTGATCTTATACAAAAAGCAGATGCATATGGCAAAGTTAGTGAGAAATCACAAAAAGAACTAGAAGAAGGTTTGTTAGATTGGTTCAAAGATAAACTAGGACTTGGCGACGAAGAAGCTAAAGCAGCAGCCGATGCCGCAGAAGAAGCTGGCGCAGATAAAAATACAACCCCCAACACACTACCTCCAGGAACAGATCCAACTGGAAATACAGCAGGTACTCCTGCTCCGAATACACCACCCCCAGGAACAGGATCAGGTGGTTCAACCAATGTACCTCCTCGTCCAACTGGAAGTGGTAGAAATGTTAGGGGAGCTCAAGTATCATGGGATAGACAATACGGTGCTACAAACAATCCAGACGGCACTCCTAAAACAGTAGGCGGAACAGATCCAACTGGAAATACAGCAGGTACTCCTGCTCCGAATACACCACCCCCAGGAACAGATCCAACTGGAAATACAGCAGGTACTCCTGCAGATTTTGCAGCGGCAGGTGATGCACAAGTAGGAGATGCTGGACCAAACAATCCACCTACAGGAACAGATCCAACTGGTAATACAGCAGATAATACAAATACTAATCAAGAGCCTCAACAAAATCAAAAGGATCTAATGACACGTTACAATGAAGGCGGCAAAAAAGCAATGCCAGAAATTGAAAAATTACAACAGGATCTACAAGATTTAGGATTTGATCCAAACGGTGTAGACGGCAAATATGGCAACGGAACATTCAAAGCAGTACAAGAATTTCAAAAAGCTAACGGTTTACAAGTAGATGGACAAGCAGGATCTAACACACTAGCAAAAATAGAACAAGTAAAATCAGGCGGTGGTGCGAAACCAGCAACAGATCCTAACGCAAAAGCAGGCGTTGATGGACCAGCAGATGCACCAGCCAAACCAGATGCTGATACACAAGCAGTAATTGATCAATTAAATAAATTGTTAGACCAATTAGGACAACCTGAAATTCCAGCACCTTCCGGCGGCGATCCAGAAGTTATAGCAACAAGTGCTGATCAAGATCTTATTAGCTCAATGCGTGGTGCAATCCGCATTGCAGAATCATTAATATTTGAAGCAACTCAAGAACAAATTGACAAGTTAAGTGAGCTTTTAGCCAAGCTAGGAGACACAAAGTGGGCACAAAGTAACCAAGACGCATATCAACAATATATAGATAGAACAAATCGTGCTATGGCAGCAGGTTCAAAACCAGCAACAAATCCTAACGCAAAAGCAGGCGTTGATGGACCAGCAGATGCCACAGCAGCCGCGGTACAGGGTGGAGATGCGGCAGCAACAAGTACTCCAAATGCTTCAACAGCAGGTGGTGCTACTGATGCCGAAAAAGCTGCAGGAGCAGGACAAGCACAACCGGCGACACCTAAAGTAGGCAAAGAAGTTTATGTACAAATGGGGTCCAACGGTCCAAGCACAGCAAACTTCAACGTAGCACAAATGAAGAAAAAATATCCAAAACCATATGTAGATATTCCTGCAAAAGACGGAACAGTCACAAGAGGTTATGGAGCACCAGAAACATTACAAGCATACGTAAAGAAAAATCCTAAAGCAAAAATTGTAGGAGCAGGTGGAGGACAACCTGTTGTAACAAGTAGACAATTTGATCAAGATCCAATACTAGAAGCTGCAAGCATGAATGTATCAGCAGACAACGCGGCAGAACTAGCAGAACTATTAGGAATCCTAAGAAATGCAGGCATGCCAGATGCAATGCCAGTAGCACACATGCACCAACCAGATCCAGAACCATATACTGATTCACCTTGCGGAGGTGACGATGACGACATGGATAGGATAGTTAAGTTGTCAGGACAGGAACCAGGCGATTTAAGAATCAATGACGAAGAAGTAGAAGAAGGTGGTTGGGACAATTCACCAGACGAAGAATACAAAGATGACGACTATATGTATCAGTCAGGTGGTATTCACAGAAAGAAAAAAGCGTACAAAGCAACACAGGATGGCGACAATCCGATGGCTTTAGAAAATAGTATAAAAGCACAACTATATCAAGCATTGGAAGAAAAATCCAAAGGTCTTTACTACAATGTGAATAAACGTAAAGAAGCAGGCACAAGTAGATCAAGGAATCATCCAGACGCTCCAAGTGAGCAGGATTGGAAAAACGCAGCTAAAACAGCTAAAAAAGATTAATAATCAATAGCGTCGAAAGTCGCTAATTTTTTGGTTAAATACTTTCATGAGTAAAAGTTTAGATGGTGTTCTCACCAAAAAAGCAAATCAACGAGAAACCTTCACTGAAGAACAGATCAATGATCTAATGCAGTGTATGAATCCTGATACGGGATACTTGTATTTTGCAGAGAAGTTTGCATACATACAACACCCTGTAAGAGGTAAACTGTTATTTGATCCTTATGACTATCAAGAACGCTTGCTAAAAAGTTATCATAACCATAGATC